GAGTATGTAAATCAAAAATATGGAATCGCTTATGGAAACATTATGGGAGAAAGTAACCCAATTCTTTTACAAGAAGAAGAAGATGCCGCTTGAAGGTAAAGATTTTAAGTTCATTGACTTTACCAATTCTGAAATCACCGGCCTACAAATCTTAGAAGGTGAGTATGCTGGTGTTGTTTATCATTATGGTAAAGTAAGAGTGGTGCCTCAAGGAGAAATGGGCGTGTTGCAATTTGGATATACGATTGTGAATCCAGGTAAACACGACATTGATGACTTGACAAAAGATGAAATTTTCTCTACAATGATGGGTGATATACTAACTGAAATCTTAACGAAACAACAATATGAAACGCTTAGAAAAGACGATAATCAAGAATTTGATATACAATGAGGAGTATGCTCGTAAAGTTATTCCATTTATTAGACCAGAGTATTTCTCCGATATCAATGAAAGAAATGTATTCAAAGAAGTTCAAGATTTTGCCAACAAATACAAAACACTACCCACACACGAAGCTCTTGTAATTAATTTCACAGAAAGTAAAAATCTTTCTGAATCTGAAGTTAAGACAGCAATTGACATTCTCAATGAAGTTCACGATGACAAAGACCCATCTGAACAACAATGGCTTGTAGAACACACAGAGAAGTTCTGCCAAGATAAAGCAATCTATAATGCCATCATGGAATCTGTTGGCATCCTTGATGATAAATCTGGTAAGAAAGCCAAAGGTGAAATACCAAAACTCCTGAGTGATGCTCTTGGTGTTTCATTTGATAATTCAGTTGGTCACGATTATCTAAATGATTATGATGACCGATATGATTTCTATCACCGTGTTGAATCTCGTATTCGCTTTGACCTTGATTTGTTCAACAAAATCACCAAAGGTGGTTTCCCAATCAAAACTCTAAACATCGCACTTGCTGGTACTGGTGTTGGTAAATCATTGTTCATGTGTCATTGTGCTGCCAGTTCTATCAGTCAAGGCCATAATGTGTTGTATATCACAATGGAAATGGCCGAAGAAAAGATTGCAGAACGTATTGATGCAAACCTAATGAACATTGACCTAAATGAATTGCAAACCATTTCTAAGTCCGAGTATGAAAGAAAGTTTGAGATTCTTAAATCAAAGACACATGGTAAATTAATCATCAAAGAATACCCAACTGCAGCTGCTCATGCAGGCCACTTCCGTTCTTTGTTAAATGAATTGAAGTTAAAGAAAAACTTCACACCAGATATTGTCTTTATTGATTATCTAAACATCTGTTGTTCTTCTCGTATCAAAATGGGTGGTAGTGTGAACACCTATTCTTACATCAAATCTATTGCAGAAGAACTCCGTGGTCTGGCTGTTGAGTTTAATGTTCCTGTTGTAAGTGCAACACAAACAACAAGAAGTGGCTTCACAAGTACCGATGTTGGTCTTGAAGATACTTCCGAATCGTTTGGTCTGCCTGCAACTGCTGACTTTATGTTTGCTTTGATTTCAACTGAAGAACTTGAGCAACTTAATCAAATGATGGTTAAACAGTTGAAGAATCGTTATGGTGACCCTAATGTATATAAACGATTTGTGATTGGTGTTGATAGATCCAAAATGAGATTGTATGATGCCGAGCAATCAGCACAAAATGATATCACTGATTCTGGCCAAGAAATTGAAGATAAACCGCTAAATACATTTGGTAACCGTGAACGCAGGCTCAACAATAAGTTTGACAGTTTCAAGGTATGAAACACAAAATACTTTACGACAAGTTACATTCTTATTCTCACCGATTCTGTGGTGAAAAAACTCTCAATCAAGTAATTTATTGGACTAGAAGAATGTTGGCTGAGCATAAAGTCAGAGTAAAAAAATATATTGATAAAACCAATACATCATATAGTATTCTTTGTGTTGGTGGTTATTATGACCCAACAATTTATGATGGTAAAGATATTGAAATGTTTATTTCTTTTAATGAAAATGAAAAAGATGTATCATTTAAGCTTGAAGAACCAACTGTAAAGGTTTTTATTGATGAAGTATTCAAAACATTGGTGCATGAAAAAAGGCATCGTTATCAATTTCGCCAAAGAGGCAATAACTTTGGTAAACAATACAGAAGTAATGTAGAGGATAAAACATTGAAGGTTCAACTAGAGTATTACGGTGGCGATGATGAGATAGATGCCTATGCACAAGAGGCAGTAATAGAGATGCGGTTACATGGCAACTCCCACTCTAAGGAAATGTATCAGATTTTATTTGCAAAAACAGACCCGGTAGTGTATAATAGATTTTTAAAGAAATTCATTAAATACAATCAGAAAATTACACTATGAAATTAAATAAAGAACAAGCCATATATTGTGCCAAATACATGGAAGATTATTACCATCATTTTGACCGCATTGATGATTATATGCGTAGTCAAAAAATGGGACAAATTGCAGAGATGCCTGTTTGTTTACCAGGATGTGGGCCTGAAGAAGATTTGTTCTCTGATTTCACCATTCATCCAGACGATATGGAGTTTGAATTGGTTGATATTGGTTCTTCTCGTTGGTTAGATTATATCTCCGTTATTTCTTCTCACCTAATCTCTCGTAGTGTTCCCGGTCGCATAGTTCAGTTTGCTGTATTTGAAAAGAACACAAAGAAGATTGTTGGTTTCATTCGTCTTGGTTCTCCCGTCATCAATATGAAACCTCGTAATGAAATGCTTGGTCAAGTATTCACACAGAGCAAAGAAGCCGCAAGAAACTTTAATAACTCGGCTGCAATGGGTTTCACCATTGTTCCTGCTCAACCATTTGGTTTCAATTATCTTGGTGGTAAATTACTTGCCGCTATGTGTTGTTCTCATGAATTGCGTGGAGTTATGAACAAAAAGTATGGTATGAATCTCTGCTTGTTTGAAACAACCAGTCTGTATGGTTCTTCAAAGACAGTATCACAGTATGATGGTATGAAACCATATCTCCGTTTCAAAGGTCTAACTGATAGTAACTTTGTGCCAATGCTTGACGGTGATGCCTACAAGAAACTTAAAGACTATGTTGAGGCTGCAACAGGTGAACAATTGGTTGATCCATCCGATTCAAGTAAGAAACTCAAAGCAACAATAAAAGTTATTAGTATGGTTAAGATGGCACTAAAAGGTGAACCTGAACTCACACGATTCAATGAAGTGATTGATAAGGCTAAAGGTCTTACTGAAAGAAAACGATATTATATCTCCAACTATGGTTTCAAAAACTTTATTGAAGTGGTTAATGGCACAGAAACAGAGTTGGTTCCTGACCCCGAAAACTATGAAAAGTTTCACATGAAAAACATTGTGGAGTGGTGGAAAAAGAAAGCATCCAATCGTTTTGAAACATTAAAGAACGATGGCCGTATCAGAACCGAGATGGAAGTATGGTCTGGCGATAAAGAGATTGACATTATCCGTTAGTTGTGATAGGATAAATACTCTAATAAACAAATGGAGTATTAGATGTCGAAATTGACCGCAGATGAGTTTTTTAAATTGCCAAATGCAAAAAGACCAGACAGAAGAAAAATTCTTTTAGCTGCTATCAATTCAAATAAAGGACTAGAAGTTTATCTTAGTGGCAATAAAGAAACAGTAATGACATTTCCAAAAGCTAAGAATACTAATTCCATTAAACAAATTCAAAATCTTAAAATTGGAGATAAAACAACATTTGGTATTATTAGATTGACGGGTTCTGATGGTAAACCATATAAGATATCAGATATTAAAAAGAGTAAAGAATTTGGTGGTGGTGGAGGTAGTCGAGGCGGTTCAGATTTAACAGCATTGACCGAAAGTGGCCAATGTTATGTTGCATCATTAGTTTTTAATGTTAAGAAAAAAGCAATTAAGTGGGAAGATTTAACATATGAAGATTTAGTGACAGCTGCTAAATATGTTGATACTGGTAAAACTACATTAGATGATGTGTTAAATGAAAGTCCTTCTGAATGGGTGCAATCTTATGTTAAAGTTGCAAATTATCTTTATGCAAACTATAAGATGAAATCAGGAAAAACAGTATATTTTCATAGA